GTTCTGCTGACTGGTTATTAGAGTCTGATCTATCAACCGTAAGCGGCAACTTTGGTGACGTACTCGGTAAGATTCCTGAGATTGACATTCGTGTTGACTCAGTAGCCGTAACCGCCGTAACCAAGAAACTACGCGCCAAGTGGTCACCTGAACTAGGTCAAGACCTCAATGCTTATCACAACCTCGATGCAGAAGTAGAGTTAACCTCTATTCTATCTGAGCAAATCGCTTTAGAAATCGATCGTGAAGTATTAGGCGATCTAGTAAAGGGTGCAACTGCTGCAACTCTATACTGGTCACGTCGTCCCGGTAAGTTCCTAAACAGAACAACCGGCGGCACAGTATCTGGTGCAAGCTTCACTGGTAACGTATCCATGTGGTATGAGACACTCATTGAAACAATCAATGACGTATCAGCTCAGATTCACCGCAAGGTTCGTCGTGGTGGTGCAAACTTCCTAGTTTGCTCACCAGAAGTAGCCAACTTACTAGAGTTCACCGCAGGCTTCAAGGCTAGCGTACTAGCTGACGAAACCAAGGGTGGCATGGCTGGCGTAGTTAAGGTCGGTAACGTATCCAAGAAATGGGATGTGTTCGTAGATCCTTACTTCCCACGTCAAGTAATCCTAATCGGTCGTAGAGGCAATAGCTTCCTCGAAAGCGGCTATGTCTATGCCCCATACGTACCTCTACAAGTTACACCAACCATTTTCGGTACCGAAGATTTAGCTCCTCGTAAGGGCGTAATGACTCGCTATGCCAAGAAGATGGTGCGCCCCGATATGTACGGGCTTGTGATTGTTGAAGATCTACTCGGTTAGTCTGAGTAGTTAGGCAAGTGGATAATGCTCTGAGGGAAACTTCAGAGCCTTATTCATTTTTATAGCACTATAAACTATTTATTCCTGAGGGTCTTATATATGTCAAATGTTCAAGCATTAACACCATCTAGTACAACAAGTTATGTTGTATTATCATCTTCTATAAACTTAGCCACAACAGGCGATGTGATAACTTCTAATCTACCTTTTAACGTTTATGGAACTGGTGGTCCTCTTTATTCGCCTTATTTTTTATCAGGCGCAGCAGAGCAAGTGGCATTTACATATAAGAAACTTGGTGGTGATGTATTAGATATTGAGTTGACAAATGGTAATGTTTATGCGGCTTACGAAGAAGCTACATTGGAATATTGCTATATTATCAATATGCACCAAGCAAAGAACTCTCTTTCAAATATATTGGGCAATACAACTGGTACCTTTAATGATAAGGGCGAGTTAATAAAAGGCACAAATGTTGCATTAAAATATCCAAAGTTTAGAGTTGAATACTCAAAGAAGATTGCTCAAGGGCTTTCAGAAGAAGCTGGAATCGGTGGTTATTCGACATTATATTCCGCTTCTATCGATATTATTGATGGTGTTCAGGATTATGATATCCAGACAGTCTTATCAAGCAATATTGCAGCAAATCCATCTCAATCATATGCAGCGGCTTTAGGTCCAAACTTTGATAAGAGAGTGAGAATCAGAAACGTATATTACATTTCGCCTAGAGCAATCTGGAGATTCTTTGGATATTATGGCGGTTTGAATGTTGTTGGCAACTTGTCAAACTACGGTCAATATACTGACGCTTCAACCTTTGAAGTTGTTCCTTCGTGGCAGAATAAACTTCAGTCTATGATGTATGAAGATTCAATCAAAACTAGAGTGTCAAACTTCTCTTATGAAATCATAAATAATAAAATCCGTATTTATCCACCCCCTATTTCATTTGGTGGTTTAGAGACAAAATACTGGTTTAGATTTACTGTCGATTCGACCGACGCTACATCAGATACAGATGCCGCCTCACAAGGCAATATAAATGGCGTCAATAACGTTAATACCTTACCATTCTCCAATATTCCATATGAGAATATTAATAGCATGGGCAAGCAATGGATTCGTAGATTTGCTTTAGCATTAACAAAAGAAATGTTAGGTCAAGTTCGTGGTAAGTTTGGTAATGCCATTCCTATTCCCGGTGACACTGTAAATCTTAATGCGACTGATTTATTAAGTCAAGCAAAAGATGAACAAACTAGATTAAGAGAAGAACTATTAAAGATGCTTGATGATTTGACTTATGAGAAGTTGAGCGAGATAGAAAAGAATAAAGTTACAAATGCAACTGAGACTTACAAGAATATTCCAGCAGGCATAATGGTTGGATAAGGAAATAATATATGGCTTCTAATAGATGGTCAAGACCTACAAATCCACCGCCTCCTTTGTTCACAGGAAAAAAGGAAAGGGATTTTGTCAAGCAAGTTAACGATGAAATAATAGAAGGCGTTGTAGGGCAAACTCTGCTTTATTATCCTATATCTATTGAACACACCAACTTTCATCCTTTATATGGGGAAGCTATAGAAAAAACTTTCTTACCTCCAGTGAGAGTATACGCAAGAGTTGTATGGCAAGGTTACGAAACTCAAACAACAAATCTTGGTGTCGATAGAAAATCAACTATATTGGTTCATTTTCATAAAAGAAGATTGACAGCAGACCAAGATATGTTTGTGAGAGAAGGTGATTTTGTTCTTTATGGTGATCAATATTATGAGATTGTTCAACTAAATGAACCAAAACAACTATTTGGTCAGATTGATCAAAAGTTTGAGATAGAAGCTAAATGTATCAAGTCAAGAAAGGGACTATTCAATGCCCAATAATACAGAACATTATATATTACCATCTACTCTTGAGAACATAGATTTAGCTCTATATGAGTGGGTAAATGATACATTAAATATTCATACCATTTCAAACTCTGGATGGAATAAGGTTCCTGTTATTTGGGCTAATGCCGAAAGAGCATTCATGGTAAAAAACTTTAAAGATCGTAGAGATGATGAAGGGACTTTAGTATATCCTCTAATAACTATAGAAAGAACCTCCACAGAAAAGAACTTAGCTAAGAAAGGTTCATTTGGCGTTAATCTTTTTCCAAATCCCGATGTTAAGGGTGGCGCTATTATGATTGCTAGACAAATGCAACATGAAAAGACAAAAGAGTTTGTCAATAATGATACAAAGCGCATAACTGGACAGATTAACTTTCCAAAACAACAAAGACAAAACACTGCGGTTTATGAAATCCTTTATAGCCCATATCCAACTTATTTAGATATGACTTATGATATCACTTTGAGAAGTGAGTATCTTCAACAGATGAATGAAATAGTAGTACCTTTTATGGCTAAAACTGGCGGTATAAACTCTTTCTTATTGAAGAAAAATGGTCATCAATATGAATCTTTTATTCAGTCAAATTTTGCCTTAGAAAGTAATGCTTCTGCTTTAAATGATCAAGAGAGAATATTTACTACAAAAGTACAAATAAAAGTTTTAGGTTATATATTAGGTCAAGACAAGAATGACCCACAACCAAAGGTTGTCATTAGGGAAACTGCTGCAAAGTTCAGATTCCAAAGAGAAAGAGTTATAGTGGGCGATATACCTCAAGATACAAGCACAGGTAATAAAGGTTTTTATCGTCCCTAGTTGCTTTTGCTATTTTCTTACACTATTTATAAAAGAGTTATAGGAGTTTTAAAATATGGCTGTAAGTATCGACAAAAAGTTTAGATTCGTTTCACCCGGCGTTTTCATTAGTGAAATTGACAACTCACAGTTGCCAAAACAAGCTGAACCAATCGGTCCAGTAATCATTGGTAGAACTGCCCGTGGTCCCGGCATGGTACCTGTTCAAGTCGGTTCTTTTTCTGACTTCGTAGAAATGTTTGGTAATCCTGTTGCTGGTGGTTCGGGCGACGATGTATGGAGAGACGGCAACTTTACTTCTCCAATGTATGCAACTTACGCCGCTCAAGCTTGGTTAAAGAACTCCAATAAAGCAACAATCGTAAGACTTTTAGGCGATCAAAGCGATACTGCCACTGGTACAAAAGCCGGTTGGAAGCTAGCCTCTAATGCAACTTATGGCTTATTCTTGATTGACTCTGCTTCATCAGCAGGTACATTAGCCGCTGTATTTTACACAGATGGTACAACACAATTTGAACTAACTGGTACCTTAAGAGCAGATAATACTGCAACAAGAGGCGTTAGCTCTGTTATAAATAACAACTCTGCTGGTGCTACCTACTTCTTAGGTCAGTTCTCAAGCTCTGCTGGTTTTACTGGCAAGACAAAGTTTAACTTTGATGAAAATAGCGAGTTCTATATCCGCAAAGTATTTAACACAAATCCAATATTAACTAATGCAACAGTTACTTCTACAACCACCAAGTATTTCTTAGGTGAGACATTTGAAGAGAATGTAAGAAACCTAATCACTTCATCTGCTAACTATGGTGTAGTATTAAAGCTTGCTAACTCTGCACAAGATTATGGCGATCATATGTCACCAAGCGTCAAGTCACAAACTGGCTGGATATTCTCACAAGACCTAAGCGCAAATAATACCGCTTATGATCCAGCTAACATGCAGAAGTTATTCTACTTCCAAGATTTAGGTTCTGGTGAATCTAATCAAAGACAGTTCAAGATTTCTATTCAAGATATCAAGCCTTCAAGCAACTCTACAATACCATACGGTACCTTCTCAGTTGTTGTCAGACAAGCTTCTGATAGCGATGCAGCACCAAAAGTTGTAGAAACATTTACAAACTGTGATTTGAACCCATTCTCAGAGAACTATGTTGCTAAGAAGATTGGCGATCAGTTCATGCAATGGTCCGATTCAACCAACTCATATACATTGATTGGTAACTATCCCAATAGATCTAAGTTTGTAAGAGTTGTTATGAACAGCGACGTTGACGCAGGTTCAGTTAATCCAGCTTACTTACCATTCGGTTGCTACTTGCCACCAAGACCAGCAAACTTCAGCATCACAAACGGCTTAGTAAGCCCAGCAACAAATGTTGCTACATCTTCTACAACAATAGCTACTGGCTCTGGTGCATTAACCGCAGCCATTACTTATCCAAAGTTTGTATTAAGAAATGATACACTAACTGGTTCTTTAAGCTCTCCTTCTAATGCATATTGGGGCGTGACTTATAATAAGAAGTCAAATCTAATATATGCTGATAAGAGCTATATCGACCTAGTTCGTTATCTATCCAGCACAATCACCAGCACAACACAAGATGCCTTTACCTTAGATGATATCTCAGGTTCATCTTTAACTGCTTCTTCATTTACTTACTCAAGTGGTTCAAGAGTCGCAGGTACTTCATTGACAGTAACCAACTCTTACACTGGTTCGCTAAATGCTGGTATAAACAGATTTAATGTTCCTCTATATGGTGGTTTCGACGGCTTCAATGTTGTTGAATCAGATCCGTTTAGAAACACTGGCATGACTAATGCCACAGCAAATAATAACTACGCTTTCTATTCTGTAATCAAAGCTCTAAACTCTGTATCAGATCCAGAAAGAGTAGAAATGAATCTATTGACTATCCCCGGTATCACTAATGCTTCAGTTACAGATCAAATGATCTCACTAGCAGAAGCTCGCGGCGATACACTAGCAATACTCGATCTACCAAGCGTTTACACCCCACGTCACGAAGGTACAACCTATGGCTTGGGTGGTGGTTCAACCACAGGTAACGGCACAAGCAACCTAGATAATGTCGTATCTACATTAAAGAGCAGAGGTATTAACTCAAGCTACGCTTGTACATATTATCCTTGGGTTAGAGTCAGAGACACCATCAACAATGCTACATTGTGGGCACCTCCTTCAATCGCAGCCTTGGGTGTATTCTCAAGCACTGACAAGAAGGCTGAACCTTGGTTCGCACCCGCTGGCTTCACAAGAGGTGGTCTATCAGAAGGCGCTGCTGGTATTCCAGTAATCCAAGTGTCTGAGCAACTAACCTCCAAGCAAAGAGATAAGCTATACGAGGCAAACATTAATCCTATTGCTCAGTTCCCAGCAGAAGGTATCGTCGTATTCGGTCAAAAGACCCTACAAGTTACCCGTTCTGCTCTAGATAGAATCAATGTCAGAAGATTAATGATTTATCTAAAGAAAGAAGTTTCAAGAATCGCAGCAAGATTGCTATTCAGCCCAAATGTCGAAGTAACTTGGAATACCTTCTTAGGTCAAGTGAATCCTCTAATGGCTAGCGTCAAGACAAGATTCGGCTTAGATGATTACAAAGTTATTTTAGACAAGACAACAACTACACCAGATCTAATCGATCAGAACATCATGTATGCTAAGATTTTCTTGAAGCCCACAAAGGCTATTGAGTTTATCGCAATCGACTTCGTAATCACCAACTCTGGTGCATCATTCCAAGATTAATAGGAGAATAATATAATGGCTTCATTCTGGTCAGACCCGAAATTAGATCCAAAGCGTCAGTATAGATTCCTTGTCTATATCAATAACTTCGATCCGTTCATTGCTAAGACAGTAAAAAAACCAAGCTTTACTGTAGGTGTTTCAAGACACCAATATTTGAATCATGAGTTCAAGTATCCAACTACAGTAAAATGGAATGATATAACAATGACATTTGCAGATCCTGCAAATCCAGATGTTACAAAATCATTTGTTGATTTATTACAAAAGTCTGGTTATAACTATCCAACCAATCCAAACAATACCAATACAGTATCCCGCGATAAAGCCGTAACTGCTTTAGGTAATGTGGTCATTAGACAAATTGATGCCGAAGGTAATAGCATCGAAGAATGGACTCTTCACAATGCCTTCGTAACTTCAGTAGAGTTTGGTCAGTTATCATATGCAAGCGAAGATATGGTTGAAATTAGCGCCACATTAGTGTATGATTGGGCAGAAATACAGACAACTGGTATTTCATATCTTCAATAATATTCTAAATAAACGAGGTTTTTATGCGTAACGAAGAGAGACTAAGGGCTGCGAATGTCGCAGAAGTAGCAGCCCTAGTCAATAATACTGATTCTGTTAGAGTCAATAATCCAGTAGAAATAGCAACTCCAACTCAAGTGGTAGACTTACCTTCTAAGGGTTTATTTTATCCTAAAGATCACCCTTGGTATGGTAAAGAAAGTGTAGAAATACGTTTTATGACCGCCAAGGACGAAGATATTCTTGTAAATAAAAGTTATATTCAAAAAGGCATTGTATTAGATAAGCTTCTTACCAATCTTTTAGTAGATAAAAAAGTTAATCTAGATAGCATTCTTTTGTGCGATAAAAGCGCTTTGGTTGTAGCAGCAAGAATCACAGGCTATGGCTCTGAATACACCGTAGATATGCCTTGTCCTTCGTGCTCACAAGTAACAAAATATGCTTTTGATTTAGAGTTATTTCAGAATGATTTTCCAGATGAAGAAAAGTTACAAAGTGCTCAAACATTTTTAACAGAGAATGGAACATTTTCCATTGAGTTGCCAAAAACAAAAGCTAATGTTGAGTTTAAGCTTTTAAGTGGTGCTGATGAAAAGCGCCTATCTCAAATGGCTGAGACAAAAAAGAAACAAAATCTACCAGATTCAACTCTAACAGATCAAATGAAGCAATATATTGTTTCAATCGACGGTGAAACAGAAAAGGGCTATATTAATAGATACATTGATTTAATGCCAGCTTTTGATGCTAAGTTTTTACGTCGTATGTACAATGTAGTTACACCATCTGTAAATAACAAACAAGAGTTTTCTTGTTCAAACTGTGGTACTAGCCACGAAGTCGAGGTGCCGTTAACTACGGCATTCTTTTGGCCTGAGTGATAAATATATACAGTCTGTTTATGAACAAATATTCCAGATGAAATACTACGGAGGTTGGAGCTTTTTCGAGTGCTACAACCTTCCAGTGACTATTAGAAACTGGTATTATAATCGTCTTGTGGAACAAAAGAGTAAAGAATCCGAAGAGTACGAGAAGGTTCAGGCTCAGAATTCTCGATAATAACTATTTATCTTTGATCTTATAAGGAATAATATGTTATGGCGACACCTCCTCAGTCTTCTCAGCCAGTTGTTGATGCTGCCGATTTAGAGAAGTTAAAAGAAATAGAGAAATCTTATCAAACTCAAGTAGATTTAGCCAATAAATTAACTTCTGAATATGAAAAACAGAAAAAATTATTAGAGGCTGAAGCAACTAAAGATCAAGAAAGAATAGCTGCTCTTAAGAATATACAGCAACTAACTGCCGCCATACAAGATCAAAATGATGCTATAGCTGCTAAAAAAAGTGCTATAAGTGTTATTGATAAACAGAATGCCGAAAGAGCTTTAAAAGACGCAAATGAACGAATCGCACAAATAGAAAAACAAATACAAAAGAATGATGAAGCAACTAAAAAAGAGATAGAAATTAACGTGAAACTAACCAAAGCCAAACAAACAGACGAAAATAAGCTATTTGAG